TTAATATTTATAACTAAATTATTAATTAATTGAATTTTAAGATTTTTTATATCAGAAGCATTAAATAAATTATTAATAAAATTATTATTTTTATTTAATGATGATGTAGTATTTGAATTATTTGATAAATTAAAAATAAATTTAATAATTTTTATTATTAACAATTCAATATTATTAATATTTGAATTGTTAATATTTTGTAAATCATAGTTAATGTTTTTATTAAAATTAGAAACATAATATTCAATATTATTAGAAGTATTAAATATAAAGTCTATTGTTCCTTGTTGTAAATTTACAAATTCAAACGCACCAATATCACAAATATCAAGTCCACGCTCATTTCCTGCAATATCAGTTCTTGGAATATCAGAATTAAAGTTATGCCCGATTCCTGCATCTATCAAAAGTGAAGCTGACCCGATATGAAAATCCTCAGAACCAGTAACAACACTTGTCCATCCAATTTCGGAAAGAGTTATATTATCAATACTGTTTGATCCAGGAGCGGAAGTGTCATTTGAAGCGTTATAATCGCCTGTGCAGGAATAAAAATTATCGTAACCGCCTGTAGTTGTATTGTATATTACAGTATTGTAACATTCTGAACTTCTGACAATAATTTGTCCATTATATGCACCGCTGTTACCATCAGCATAAATTGTACAATTTATTGTTTTACCGTTATAACTTCCTGCATATGCACCACCGCTTGAACTTCTTCCAAAATCATATATAAGGCAATTTTGTGCAACCTCATTGCAATATGCCCCATATTGCATATTGTGCAATACACAATCATACATGGAGCTTCCTGAAGTCCCCTCTTTATAAAAAGGATTGTAGTTCCCACCAGCCGACATTGTAATTTCAAAACCATAAACAGATAAATAGTGCCCTGATCTAATAACAAACATATAAGAAGCACCTGTTTTATCAAGCTTGACGCCCTGGTCTTCTTTCCCGTGATGATAATAAGTCGGATCATACACCCCATTGATAGTCGGAATTCTTACTATCATTCGATGAACAGAATCCATAACCCATCCCGACAGATCAAGGTAGTTAACTTCCTGGTTGTCATAAACCTCAGCAACAGCTATCTCGTCTAATGCAACCAAATCCCTTTGCTCTCCGGATTCAAAAGCTGCCAACGAAGTGTAGTCACCTGTACCATCTATTTTTATGGTTTTTATGACTTCAGTTGCCATAATTAGAAATTTTCCTTAATGAAAGACTCATCTTTTTCAAACACTTGCCAGTCTGAATTTTGCATTTCAGACCATTCTGTCTCAGAAAATGCACTGTCTAAATCGAAAAAATATTTATCTTCACCTGTTTCAATGTCTTTCTTAGACAACAACTCTGATTTAGTTTTATTGGTTGCGACACGGACAACAACAAACCTATCAAGACACTCTTCTTTTCCCCAGTTTGAGAAATCAGGCTGAGCATAAATAATTTTACCTCTATTTTTGAGACTTATCAGAAGTTCCATTTTTGTCCTCTTTTAAGTAATAAGTGTGCTGAATTACGTTTTTAAGGCCCGACTGATCCGGTACTTTTTCTATTTTTATTTTATAGTCTTTTGTTTCAATCCAGATTTCTTTATTCAATGTCTTCTTCTTTAAAAATTTGTTTGATTTTAGAATTTAAAACTTTTATTTCAAGTCTCAGATCCTTTTGCATTTTTCTTGTTTACATGTTTAATGTATATTGTATTATTATTTATATAAATAATTTTGTAATTTAATGATATTTATTAATTTTAATAAAAAACTTATATAAATAATAATAATAACTTTTTATATAAGAGGATTAAAATATATGTGTGTTGCTATAGCATGCAAAATTAAATCTAAATTTGGAGAAAATAAATGATTTTTATATAAAATCAGAGATAGAGGATATTCACCAGAGTATAAAATTAGATATTATACTCATAATGGTATTAATTCAACTTTCTTAATAGATCAACAGAATGATTGAACTGAAGGAATAAATTCAAGTGGAATTATGTTAATTTCAGTTGCCCTTCAAAATCATGATGATAAAAAAGACGGTATAGGTAAAAATAAATCAACAGAAGAAAAAAAAGTATCTAGAAATGGTATAATATTAAGACAAGTTTTAAAAATGTCTGATCTTGATGAAATAGTTAAAACTTTAGTTGATGAACGATTTGAAGGTAATACAATGGTATCTGATGGAAAACGTTTATTTATAATAGAAATATTTCTTCATCAACAAACAAAAGATAAAATAATAAAAGATTATGAAATAGATCCGATACAAAATAAATCAGATATTAAAAAAGAAATTCTTAAACATATAAATCCTGAAGATTATATGGTAAGTGTTAAAGAAATTAAAAATGATTCTCTTGTTGTAAGAACTAACCACGGTATTTTTTTATCAAATGCTGGTTATACAAAAAAAGACGGCGATGGTTATAAATCATCAATATCTCGAAGAAATATTACAATTGATTATTTAAAAAATATAAATATAGATAATCCATTTGATGTTTTAGTTTGTTTAAATAAATTAAATTCAAAAAATTTAAAATTAAATACTGAATTATGTCCAATAAGAGAATTTCCCTCTAAATATATTACAACATCAATTTTAATGTTATCTCCAAGTGGTGTAATATATGTTATTCCAAAAAATTGTAAATTTTCAAATACTTCCTTATTAAGAGTCACAAAAGATAGAGATACACAAATAGTAATATTACCTAAAAATCTTCCATTATATGAAAATAATTTAATAAATAAAATTAATACATTATTAATTTAAGGAGAAATATATGCCATTACCAAAACCAAAAACTGATGAAAATGAAAAAGAATTTATATCAAGATGTATTTCAATATTAGCTGATGAGGCTGGCGGTAAAAGATGGCCAGATAACCAACAAAGAATTGCTGTTTGTTATAAACAATGAGAGAGTACAAATGAACAGGTAGATATTTTAAAAAAAATTGAATATATAGTAGAAGAAACTACTACAGCCGATGTTGCTACATATGAAACTCCATTACAATATAAAGAAGGATTTATTAAAAAGAAATCTGATAATTTATATTGTTATTATGATAAAGAAGATAATGAAATTTATTGTGAATCTTCAATTAAAGCAGTAAAAGAAGGTATATAAAATGGGATTTTTAAAAAATCTATTTGGTAATAATAAAACCGAAAATATAAATGAAGCAATAGATGCTTTTAAGGAAAAAGAAAAGGAAAAATCTAATTCTTCAGGAGAAGGATATGAATCTATAATAGATTCAGCAGGATTTATTTCTAGGAATTTTGATACCAGATTTTTATATTATACTATTAATAATAAAATAGAAAGAATAAAAGAATATAGAAAAATAGCATTAAATTCAGAAGTTTCATCTGTAATTGAAGATGCTTGTATTGAAATGACTACAGAAAATTCAGAAGGTAAAATTTTTCAAATAGAAGTAAAAGATGATAAATTAAATAATAAAGAAAATGTTAAAAAGAATTTATTAATAGAATTTAATGAGTTCATAACTCTCTTAGATTTAGAAGATAAAATATATTCATATTTTGAAGATTATTTAATAGATGGTGAAATATTTTTTGAAAATATAATAAATGAAAAGAATACAAAATCAGGTATATTAAAATGAAAAAAGTTACCTTCTGAAACTATGCATTATATATATGATTATGAAAATAGTAAAATTAAATATTTCATACAATATTTAAAACCAAACATAGGAAATATTAATATTAATGATCTTGAATCATTAGAAAAAAATGATGATGTTGTTGTTTTTTATCCATCACAAATAAATTATATGAAATATGGTATATTTCCAGGTATGGATAAAACTCGAGTATTTGGCTATCTTGAAAAAGTTAGAAAACCTTTTAATATTTTACAGATGTTAGAAACCTCTTTAATAATTTATAGATTAATTAGAGCTCCAGAAAGATTTGTGTTTGAAATAGATACTGGTAATATGCCAAGAGATAAAGCTTTATCTTTTGTTGATAAAATGAAAAGAAAGCTTAGTGTAAAAGAATCATTCAATACTGATACTGGGCAATTAGAACGAAACACAAATATAATGAGTTTAGTCGATAACTTTTTTCTTCCAAAAAGTTCAAGCGGTCGTGGATCTTCAGTATCATCTATAGGCGGTAATGTACAAGGTTTTACAGAATTAGATGATATTTATTATTTTCAGAGAAAATTATACAATGCCCTTAAATATCCGATATCAAGAATACAAAACAGACAAGAGAATAGATCAGGAGATAATTTATTTGGGGGTAGTAACTTTGGAGAAATCTCTAGAGATGAAGTAAAATGATCGGTATTTTTAGAAAAACATCAAAATAAATTTTGTAATATGTTAGAAAAATCATTTCTTAAACATTTAGAATTTAAAGGGTTACTAAAATATTATTCTTTAGATTCTACTAGTATAAGAATTTTTATGAATGTTCCTAATTCATATAAAGAACAGATAAATCAAAAAATATTAGATCAAAAATATGATAATTTTTCAAAATTTGCTAATGAAGAGTATTTTTCAAAATCATTTCTTATGAAAAAATATCTTAAATGAAGTGATGAAGAAATTAAAGAAAATATTGATGGTTTAGAATTTGATAAAAAACATCTTATCAAATCTGATGGAGAAGGGTGATAATAATGAAATTTTTATCTAAAGAATTTTGAGATGGCGTTTTAATAAAAATAACAGAAACAATGATTTCTGTTAAAGTATGAACTATATTTTCAGTTCTGTTAATATCAACTTATTTATTAATGAATGGTTTTATATCTGATTCTGTTTGAGGTAGTGTTAATTCTGGAATAATAGCTACAGTATTTGCTTTAAGAGAATCATTTAAAATAGCCAGAATAAAAATAAAAAATAATGTTACAAACACAAGAAAGGAACATGTGTAATGGAATTTTTTAATATATTTAGTGGTATAGTAGGTTGTGGTGGTATAGCAATATTTATTATTTTTTTAAATAAGTTTTTTAATAATTCAGTAACAAAAATAGTTAATAAAAAATATGATTCTAATATTGATAAAAAAGAGTCAAGTAACATAGAAAAAATTAATGAGTTAAAAAAAGAGAATACTGAAATTAAAGATAATATAAATAAAATAATTAATAAATTAAATAAAAATCAGTCAGTAAAAGAAACTAATGATACAATAGAAAATGACTGAGGGAGTATTTAACAAATGAAAAAATTTAGTTTAATTCTTTTAATGTTATTTATATTAGGCTGTTCTACAAGTTTTACTAAATTTGAACCACCTTATCCAAAAATAAAGAATATAGATAATTTAGAGAATTATGAAATAGATCTTTCTAAAATACAAAAACCTGAAAAATTACAGCCAATATATGTAGATAAAGATTTTAATGAAGTTAATATTGAAAAAGCTGAATATATTGTATTAACTCCAAAAGAATATTCTAAAGTAGGTTTTCTTGTTCAATTATCATCATCTTATAAAGATATAATAAAACAAGAAGAAAAATTAATAAATAATAATATAGAACAATTTAATAATTTAAATAGTATTAAAAAATTAAATGATGAAAAAATAATTTATTATTTTGAAAATTGAGTAAATACTGAAAATTTATTAAGAGAAATTAAAACCAAACATGAAAGATCAGAATTTATTAATAAAATTGGTTTATATTTTATAACAGGAATAGCTTTTATATCATTATTATAAGGAGATATATTTAAATGGACACAGAAAAATTTAAAGATGCTTTTGATAAATTTATAGATAAAAAATATGATGAATCAAGAGAAATTTTAAATAAAGAAATTGAAAGAGATATTAATACATACTTTAAAAGAGAATTAAATCTTGAAAGGGATGTATATAAAATTGATGAGGAATAAAAATGGCTAAATTAATTACTGAAACTACATTTAATATAAGTTCTAAAATAGATGAAAATAAATCATGTTTTGTAGAAGGAATATTTTCAACTGCAGAAATTAAAAATCGAAATGGAAGAATTTATAAAAAACGTATTCTTGAAAGAGAAGTTTCAAAACTTAAGGAATTAATGCAAGAGGGTTCACTTATAGGTGAATTAAATCATCCTACCTATCCAGATTTAAATCCAGAAAGAGCAGCAATATTAATCAAAGATTTATTTTGAGAGGGTAACGATTTAATAGGCAAAGCAAAAGTAACATCTAATACTATAGGTAGAGATGTTCAAGCACTTATAAACGATGGGGTAAGATTGGGCATATCCTCAAGAGGCTTAGGAACAGTAAACGAGTCATCTAAATATGTTAATGAAGATTTTGACTTATTAACATTTGATTTAGTTTCTTCTCCAAGCAACCCAACAAGTTTTGTTAATGGTATTTATGAAGGAAAAGAATTTAACATTAAAGAAGATATTGTTGATTATGAACTTCAATTAAGAGAAGCTAGAGAAAAATATACAAAAAAACTTTGAAGTGTATTAGAAAATATAAGAAAGAATATATAATGAATATTTTAGATAAAATAGATACATATTTAAATGAAGCAAAAAGATTATAAATTTTATGTAATTGTTAATGATAAAATACAATCTGGTTGAGAATATGAAGAAGATGCCAAAGATATGTTAAAAGATTTACCACCAGATCAAAAAGGCAAAATTTATAAAAAAGATGGGTTGAAAAAATTAGATCTCGATCATGAAAATAATGATAATTGATTAAAAATTAAATAATTTTTTTATAAATAATAATAAAACAAAATAATATTTTAAGGAGTATAAAAAACATGACTATAGAAGAAATTATAAAATCTTTAAATATTGATAAACTTGATGAATCAGTAACAACAAAAGTTACCGAGGAAATAAAAAAGATTATCGATGAAAAAGTAGAATTTAAAGTAAAAGAACAAGTTGATGAAAAAGTAAAAACTGAATTAGAATCAGTATTAGAAACAGAAAAAGAAAAACTTATTGAAGAATACGAAGATAAGTTTACTGATTATAAAGAAAAAATTACTGAAAAATTTTCATTTTTTATTGATGATATTTTAAAAGAAAAGCTTGAAATTCCTGAAACAATAAAAGAATATGCTAGAAAAGGTGAATTATATACTGATCTAATTGAACAATTTAAAGTAAGGCTTGCAATTGACGAAGGTTTAATTTCAGATGAAGTTAAAGAAATTCTTAAAGAAGCAAAAGAAGAAATTATTAAAACACGAGAAGAAAAAAATAAATTAAATGATGAATTACTAGAATCTAAAGTTCTTTTAAAAGATGCTTCAGCTAATATTTATTTAAATGAAAAATGCGAAGGTCTATTACCAAATCAAAAAGAAAGAGTAATGAAACTTTTAGAAGGCATTACTGATTCAGAAGAAATAGATAAAAAGTTTGATATTATACTTGAAGAATTTAGAAATACTAATACAAATATTAATGAAGAAATGATATCAATTCAAGTAGTTGATCCTAAAAAATCTATAGATGAACTTAAAAAAGTCGGTGTAACTGCAAAAATTAATTCTAAAGCTAAAGATGAAATCTTAGTTGATTCTAAAGATAAATCTAAAATTTACAAATGAATGATAAGTGATGGCGGCTGAGAAAAAGAAGATGTTGCGGATTTATATCCAGCACTAGTTGAGGAAGAAGAAATAAATGGTAAAGGAAAAACAGAACCAATTAATGAGGAAGAAGATAAGAAAGATACCGATTTAATTTCACAATATTTAAAATGAATGTAATTTTTTATAAATAATAATAAAAACAATAAAAAAATTTTAAGGAGTATAAACGAATGTCTAAAAAACAACTTATTACTGAAATAGTAAATAGATGAAAACCTTTTCTTGATTCTGAAGAAGCTGTTCAGAAAGTAGGTAAAATTAAAAATAAAAAAATTGCTGAAGCAACAGCAATTATGCTAGCAAACCAAGAAAAGTATATGATTGAAAAGAAAATGATTTCTGAAGCATCATATACAGATGGCTCTTTTGGCACTGAATATGCAACATCTGGAGAATTTCATAAGCTAGCTCTTCCTATGGTAAGAAGAACTTTCCCAAATCTTATTGCCCATGAAACCGTGGGTGTACAGCCAATGAATGGACCAGTTGGTCTAGCATTTGCAATGAGATTTAGAGCTGGTCAAACATATGACGGAGAATCAAATACAGAGCTTGGATATAATACAATTGATTCTACATATTCTGGATCAATGGTAACTTCTGCCGGAGAAGCTCTAGGTTCTAATGTAACAGGAAGCGTTGGACTTGGTATTGGTGATGGTACTCAAATTAAAGAAGTAAATCTTACACTTGAGAAAAAACAAATTGAAGCAAAGACTAGAAAACTAAGAAGTAGATGAAGTTTAGAAGTTGCTCAAGACCTTCAAGCTATGCACGCAATTAGTATTGAAGATGAAATGATTGATATTCTTTCCTATGAGATTTCTGCTGAAATTGATAGAGAAATCATTGCTGCTATAAGAACTGCTGCTGATACTAACTCTTATTCTTATGTTGCTGGCCAACAGGGTACATTATCATGAAGCTCAAGTGCCGATTTTGATGGTAGATGAGAACATGAAAAATTTAGGAATTTATATAATTATTCAATAAGAATGGCAAATAGAATTTCTATTGATACAAGAAGAGGTTCTGGTAACTTTATTATTGCTTCACCAGTTGTATCTGCTGCTCTTGAAGGAACTAGTTCCTTTACAATTGCTCCTGTAATGGGAAATCTTAATACTGCTCAACCAGTAGATATTATCGGTACAATTGATGGTAGAATGAAAGTTATTAGAGATACTTTTGCTACTACTGATGAAATGCTTGTTGGATATAAAGGTCCAAATACAATGGACGCAGGTATTATCTATTCACCTTATATTCAGTTAATGCTTTCTAATGCTGTATTTGAAAATTCATTCCAAAATACTCGTGGTATCATGAGTAGATATGGACTTACTTCAAACATCTTTGGTGCTGCAAATTATTATCAAAGAATGGTTGTTACTGATATGCCTTAGTAATTAATCTAATAATATAAATAAAATAGGGATCAAAATAAATTAATCCCTATTTTTTATTTACTGATCTTTAAAAATAATATATATTATTAATAAAGGGACAGAGTTTGATCGACTTTGAAATTGCTGTCTCAATTTCTAACCTTTATTAATAACTTATACATACTCAGACAGGAGTAAATTTTGATTAATAAAATTAAAAATAATATTTTTAATTCTATAGGTAATTTAAAACCTAATATAAATAAAAAAGAAATATTTATAAAAATATTAGATATAGAAATATATAATTGATTATTAGAAAACACATCCTTTTTAAATAAATTAAACCCTTCAATTTCTCAAAGACTTTATCATATTTTAAATAATTTAAATAATATTCCAAAATGTCCTACATGTGGAAATATACCTAATTTTAATTCATTTAATAATGGATATTTTGTATATTGCTCAAAAAAATGCGTTAGTAATAATATTAATATTAAAAATAAAAAAGAAAAAACTTCTTTAAAAAAATGAGGCACAAAAAATCCAGCTTCATCAAATTATATAAAACAAAAAATAAAAGAAAAATTTGTAGAAAAATATAATGTTGAACACCCTATGAAAAATAAAAAATTTTTAGAAAATTATAAAAAAAATAATATTGAAAATCTTGGTGTTAATTTTCCTTTTCAATCAGATTTAATTCAATCTAAATGTAAAGAAACGATGAAAAAAAAATATGGAGAATATAATCCATCAAATGTTAAAAATATAAATGAAAAAAGAATTTTAAATAATATAAAAAAATGAAATTCAAGAAGTTCATTGGGTTCTCCAATAAATATAAAAAAAGCTAGAAAAACAAAACAAGTTAAATATGGAAATGAATTTTATTCAAATAGAAAAAAAGCAATTAAGACTTGTATTAAAAGATATAATGTAGATCATTATGCAAAAACAGAAGAATATAAAATTAAATATAAAAAAACAAGCATTAAAAGATATAATGTAGATCATTATGCAAAAACAAAAGAATATAAAATTAAATTAAATAAAAGATATTTTTTAAATAAATTAAATAACATTGATATATTAAAAATAAAACCTCTTTTTACAGAAGAAGACTTTATTTTTAATGGGGGATATAAATTTTTATGTTTAAAATGTAAAAATACATTTTTTAGTAAAATAAATAATATTAGATGTAAAAATTGTTACCCAATTGAAATAAAAAAATCTCAACAAAGAGATGTATATTATTTTATTACAAATAATATAGATTGTGAACATCATTATAATTATAGAGAATATGATAATAATGTTGAAAATAATCATTCTTTTACAGAAATTGATATTTATTTACCAGAGTATAAATTAGGAATAGAATATAATGGTGTTTATTGACATTCTGAAAGCAATGGGGGTAAAGATAAAAATTATCATTTAAATAAAACAGAGTTATGTGAAGATAAAAATATTAATTTAATACATATTTTTGAAAATGAATGAATGAACAAACAAGAAATAGTTAAATCCATAATTCTTTCAAAATTAGGTATATTTAAAGAAAGAATCTATGCCAGAAAATGTATTGTTAAAGAAATTGATAATAAATCAAAAAATGATTTTCTAAATAAGAATCACATTCAAGGTCAAGATATTTCTAAATATAAATTAGGTTTATTTTATAATGATGAATTAGTATCAGTAATGACTTTTGGTCAAAGAAATATTACTGGTAAATCATCATTTGAATTAATAAGATTTTGTTCTAAATTAAATACACAAATTATTGGCGGAGCAAGTAAATTGTTTCAGTATTTTATTAAGAACTATTGAAACAATCAGCAAATAATTTCTTATGCTGATAGAAGATGAAGTAATGGTAATTTATATAATAATTTAGGGTTTAAATTTTCTCATAATTCACCACCAAATTATTGGTATATTATTGATGATAAATTAGTACATAGAGTTAATTATCAAAAACATAAACTTAAAGATAAATTAGAATATTTTGATACTGAATTAACAGAATGAGAAAATATGCAAATGAATGGCTTTGATAGAATTTGGGATTGTGGTAATATGGTTTTTAAATATAATTAGAATATAAAAATAGGGATTAATTTATTTTAATCCCTATTTTATTATTTAAATAAAAAATTTTTCTTGTAAATCATTTTTAACTAATATTTGAAATTTGGGCTCAAGGATTTCATATACATATTTCATATCATCAACTGTTTTTAAATTAAGAAATTCACTCATCATAATAAAAATATCAAAATATGAAATATCTTGTGTATTAAGATATGTTTTATATAATCCTCTGAATATTTTATTTATTGCACTTTTCATAATTATACATATATTATTTCTGGAACAATTTAATTCATTAGCAATATCACTATAACTTCTCATTTATTCTCCTTTTTTGTTTTTGTTTGATTAATATATAATATAATTTAAAACAAAAGTAAACAAAAAAATGATATTATTTCAAAAATTCTATTTTACAAATTTCTTTATCGTTTCTGATAATTATAAATTCTTTTTCTGTTTTTATAAATTCTTGTTTGTACCAATAACTATATGAATTTTCATGATAGATTAGATTATTATTTTTATCAAATTCTCTTTTGTACCAATAACAATCTGAATATTTACAATAAATTAGATTATTATTAGAATCAAATTCTTGTTTGAACCAATAACCATTTAAATCTTCATAATAAATCTTATTATTATTAGAATCAAATTCTTGTTTGTACCAATAACCATCTGATTCTTCATGATAGATTAGATTATTATTTTTATCAAATTCTTGTTTGTACCAATAACCATCTGATTCTTCATGATAGATTAGATTATTATTCTTATCAAAAGTTTGTTTGTACCAAGACCTATTTGATTTTTCATGATAGATTAAATTATCATTTTTATCAAAGGTTTGTTTGTACCAATAACCATATGAATCTTCAAAATAGATTAGATTATTATTTTTATCAAAAGTTTGTTTCTTCCAATAACCATATGAATTTTCATGATAGATTAGATTATTATTTTTATCAAATTCTCTTTTGTACCAAAATCCACCAGAATTTTCATAATAGATTAAATTATCATTCTTATCAAATTCTACTTTCTTTATATTTAAATTTTTAAACCATGAATAATAGTTTTCATATTCTCCTGTGATTTTAACTCTATTTAAATCTAATGGTAATAGATCATTGTTTTCTAAGAATTTTATTGCATCTTTACAAGCATTTAGACTTTCAAGTCTTTTACGGTTTAGTAACATATTATTTTATCCTCTTAGTTGAAATTTTTGTATAATTCTATCATACCTATATTTTTTGATTTTGATTCTAACATTATATGAAATTTATCAACATATTCATATAATATTTTCAACAGCATTAAGATTATGATCTACAATGGATTTTAATTTATTTTTTTGGTCATTAAAATTTAATTTTAATAAATATTTTACTGTTG